CGGAGCGCGTTAGCGGCATCTAGGGCGGCCTGAGCCTGGTCCCTCGCGATAGCAAGCGGGCTGACGATCGCTTCCTGTTGCGCAATAGCCACGTCATGCCACTGCGCCGCCGCATAGTTACCGAACGACTCCGCTTCGGCAAGCAGACCTGCCTGGATCTGGTTAATCGCGGCGATGTCGTCCGCGGACCCGGAAGCGAGAGCGGCCGCCGCGTCACCTGCCCCAGCAACACCAGCGGTAACAAAGTCTTGCACGAGTGCGGGGTCGAGCCCGCGCTCCATAAGCGTCTTAATGTTGCGGGAGAACGTGCGAACAGCCTCTAGCCGGGCCTCGAGAGTCTGGCGAATGGACGCGGGGCCACCGCCAACTTCTATCTCCTTCTAGAGGGTGACGGTGATCCCGTTTGCCAGACGCTTCGTCTCTTTGATGATCTGCTTCGTGGCCGCGGACGACTGGAAAGAGAGGCTGTTCACGAACGAGCGGAAACCGGACTTAATACCGGACATGAACTGGTCGCGCTCACTGATGAGGGACTGGAGTGTCGCGTTCTCCGCGTCGAAAGCGTCGCTAGCCTTCTTAAGTGCCCCTTCCAGGACGGGGATGGCGGCCGCCCAACGGTCCTCGATCGCCTTAATCTTAGATTCGGCGTCCTTCTCCAGCCCGTCATAGGTGGAGTTAATCTGCTTCACCTGGGCCTGGTAATCGGTCTCCAGGGTCTCGAGTTCCTGCATGACCGCGGCATGATCCTCGCGCAGTTTGATCGCTTGCGCTGACAGTTTCTGGATGGTCGCGATAGTGCGTTCCATCTGCCGCTGGTTACGTGCCGCGGCGCGCTCCCCGACAATGGAGGCGTCAGTGAGGACGGCGTAGGCTTCCCTGACCTGATCGCGGATGTTCAGGAACCCGTCGATAACGCTGTCGATGTCGGCGCTGCTTCCGAACATGTCTGCGATCTGGGAGGGGCGACCGAATGGGCGGGCCACGAGATCCCCCAGGGACGCGAACGCCTCCCCAGCGGACTGCACCTTCTCGTTAATGCGGTCGATAGCCTCGCCCACCTCGAGCAACGCCGCGAGCGCCTGCTTGTTATTCTTAATGAACTTCTCTGCGCCCTTCACCCCCAGTTCCACCTCGAGTGGTGTCTTTGTGGGGATGGATCCGAAGATGCTGGAGATGGCGCTTGCGACCGATCCGCTGGAATCCTGGAGTGCAGTGACGAAGGCGTCTGCGAGTCCGCGGGCCAGTTTGCTGGACTCACCCTTCGCGGTGGGGATGATGGATCTGATGACGCGCATGATCACGGGCGACATGCGCAACCAGCCCATGGCGACACCTTCGGCCATGGCGTCGCCGGTCCTCGCGAACAGGCGGGACGGGGACTTAGCCTCAGCGGCAGCGTCCGCGGCCGCCTTAGCCTGAGCGACCACGCGGGCAACAGCCTCCTGCACGATCGGACTCGACTGATTAATACCGTAGGCGAGACCTGAGCCGATCGACTTGCCTGTCAGTTCACCGTTATTAAACGCGGTGGGGCGGAGGGCCGTCGTGCCCGACTTAATCATGGATGCCAGTTCCGGCTCCAGGGTGAGCCCCAGTTCATCCTTAGCCGCCTTAGAAGCGCCCTTGGCTAGTTCCTCCATAGCGTCAGCGGTCATAGGCGCCCCAGCCTTCACCGACTTATCGAACGCCTTCTCCACCTGACTCTTAAAGTCGGTGTCCCCTACCGCCTTCGCCGCGGTGCGCATGATGTCAGCCACGCTTGCGGGCAGGCCATCCATGGCCCCCAGGAACGCCTCGATATCCCGCCGCTTCACGCCGGAAGCCCGCAACGAGGCCACAATCTTAACCAGTTCCCCAGTGAAGATCGCACGCTGAGTGGGCAGGTCATCACTGAGTGAGGCGGCCGCCGCCGCGGAATCCTCGAACGCGGTGATCACTTCAGCGCGGAAGTCGCGGGCCTTCGGGGTCTGGCCCATCAGGTTCGTGCCAAACTCGACTGAGGCGGCGCCCAGGTTCTCGATAGATTCGGCTGCCTTGTCTACTGCCGTGATCTGGCTAGTGACGGCAAGCCAAGTCTCGTATTCCGCCTTCATGGCGGTGATCTCGTCCGTGGCCTCATCCGCTGCATCCCCAACACCGCCGATTGCCGTAGCAAGACCGCTTGTGGGACCGACCGCGTTGCCTGCCGCAATAGCGGCCTGAACGGTCGCGCTCATGTTACGGTTCTGGGCCGCCGCTGTGGCATCCAGTTCTGCTTGCTGGACGCGCAGGGACTCGGTTGCGGCGTCAGCCATACCACCGAAGTTGTTTTCGTAGACCGCGAGGAGTTGCTGGAGTTGCTCCCCCTCCTCCGTAAACGAGATCCCCTGGAGAGAGTCGATCTTCCCCCTGAAATCGTCAATCGCGGGGCCGCCCTTCATGATGGCGGCTACAGCCTCGTCGATTCCAATGCCCAGTTCGGCCAGGGCGATTTGGTCTTCGGCACTGAGATCCAGGCGCATCTGGGTTCCCATGGCTTCCGCGGACATGCGCGTCAGGGCGCCCGTGGTCTCGTCCAGGGTGTTCTTAAGCCGCATGACGAGTTCCTCTGTGGCGGCAGACTTGCCGCTAAAGATCTCGAACGCGGCTCCGGCCGCTAGCATGGCCCAACCGATGGGGCCGAGAGATGCCATGAATCCCTTAGCGGCGGTGATCATGGCTCGGAACGCTGAAACGACCCCGACTGCGCTCACGCGGGCCGCGGCCGCGAGGGCAGCCATTTGAGTCTTTGCCTTAATCATCTCCACCTTCACGGTGTTGCTGAAGGTGATTACGGAGACTCGCATGGCGGCAAATCCGCTGGTTACGGATCTCTGGGCGGTGGTTACGCCGGTTACGAGGGCTTGGCCCATTCGGGTGCGCAGAAGGATGAGGGCGCCGATCATGGCCGCGATAGGACCAGGGACGGCGGCAATAGCCTTAGCAAGCAGGTCGATGAGGGGGACGACACCCTGGAGTAGGCGAAGCATCACCTGCAAAGCAGGGGCCATAGCGGAACGGATAGATGCCGCGATCTCCAGGAACGATCTAGCGATGGAGAGGAATGTGGGAAGCGCGGCCTCGAAGTCCTCCGCCAGTTGCGGCCCTAGAGTCGTCTTTGCCTCTTCCGCGAACTCGTTCATTGCGGGGATCGCGTAAGTGAGGATCGCTCCGGCTACGGACTCGACTGCGGGGAGGAGCGCGAACCCGATGCTCTCCTGGACCTCTTCAAATGCGGAGGCCATCTTTGCCGCGTTAGTGGCGGTTGCGGCCGCGGTGCCGCCGACCTGCTTTTCGACCGCCTGCATGATCACGTTCTGGGCTTCGAACTGGCGGCCGGACTCCACCAGGGTCCGAATCATCTCCTTCTCTTGGTTCGTGAAGGTGACACCGGAGCGGGTCAGGGCCGTCATACCCTTAATAGGATCCTGGAGTGCGCGCGCGAGACGTACCGCGTTTGATTCGATGGATCCGAAACCTGCCGCTGCGAGATCCAGGGCGGCCGCGGTAGCCCGGTCGAACATGCCGCCAGATTCGCCAGCGGTCTTAGCGACTGCTTCGAAGGTGAGGATCATGGCCTGCGCCGACTTAATGGTCTCGTCATTTACGCCGGTTTGGGCGCGGAGAGTGTCGGCGTAGGACGTGAGACGTTCAGTGGTGCCGCCTAGGGTGCCCTCTAGGACGCCCATAGAGCGCGCGATATTCTCCAGCCTACGCTCAGTGACCAGGCTCTCTTGCGCGGCCGCTACGGCGTCTGTCGCGTACTGCTTCATGGCGCGGGCGGCGCTTGTGATTGCCCCCACGGCGGCGACACCTAGGGCAGCCCCTACCGCTCCCTTAAGGACGGTGAACCCGCCCGCCGCCTTCTTAACGTCGCCCTCGAGGCCGCGGATCCCGGTCGCCGCCTTCTTAACCCCCGACTGAAGGCTGGAGGTGTCAGCGACGAACTTAGCGGTAACAACGGTGTCAGCCATCGTTACCTGCCTCTCTTAGCCTTCTTAGCCGCTTGCTCTTGCTCCCAGATGCGGAGTTGCTCGAGCGCGATCCATTCAGTCAGTTCTGCGGAGGAGAGAGGACGGTGACCTCGACCCCCATAAAGGAGTTCATCCACCGTCCTCCCTAACCTCTGCGCTAACTCGAAGGCGAAACGTCGCTCTGGTTCTCTGAGGAACCTTTTCCCGCCGCGTCCTGCTCATCCTTGCCAACACCGGAGAGTCGCAGGCCGACGTTTGCGATCCGCTCGATAGCCGCGCTCGACTTGCTCATGATCGCGTCCTTGTCCGCTGCGGTGAACACGGGCTCACCACTGGCGGGGTCGAACGCGCAGGCCACGACGACATCCGGGTAGACGATGCCCATGTTGACCTGTTCGGTGGCGGTGTCGAACGCCGCGTGCATGAGGGAAAGACGGTCGCCCGCGCTCATGCCGCGAACCACCACCTGAACACCCCACTCTGGGATCTCCACCGTTTCCGATGGGATGTCCTCAGCGGCAAGGATCTTGTCACGCAAACTGGCAGCCATGCTGTTCTCCTTTAATTGGCCCACTAGGGGACGTGGATGCTACGCGGGGTTAGAACGTGGCGCCGGTGACTGCGCCAGTGACCTGCAACTCGAGGGAGTAGGTCACAACGTCGCCAACGGGGCTGGAGATGTCGTAAGAGGTGATGATGGCTTCACCCGTGAACTTGGGGCGGGTGGAGGCGGAACCGGCGGGGCCGTACTCGAACGTGAGGCTCGCGACAGATCCCGACTTAAGGTTGGTGAGGTTTCCGGCGATCTGCGTGTCAACCGTGGCGTCAAACATGCCGGAGAGCGAAATGGTGGCGTCGCCCAGGCCGGTGATGTAGGTCTTGTCGTTCTGGCCGAACGCCGTGGTCTCTGCGGTCTCAATCGCGCGAGGCATCGAGATCTCGTTCAGGGTGTCACTGATGTTTACGAGGGAAGCGGCGACGCCATCGAGTGCGAAGTAGGCGTTCTTGCCGTGACGGAAAGTGGGCACTGTTATCTCCTTGCTGCCGAAACGTGATAGGTGATGGAGCCGGACGATCCGGCGAGGGAATGTGCTGCACGGAGATACTGGTTCACCGTGCCCGTGCTGGTAATGCTCTCCCCGTCCTTAACAGAGGCGGAGATGCTTGAGAACGTGACCAGATCAACCCATGTCACGTTATCTGCGGAGTGCTGCACCTTCACGGTGGCTGCACCGTCTCGAGTGTTAGCCACGACGTGGAGGTTAAACAGGCCGCCGCCGCTCGAGGACCCGCCCGTGTTAATGCCGGTGAGGGATGCGGACGTGCCCGTGTTTGTGAGCCCGTTAAGGGCGAATCCGGAGAACAGGCCGCCGTCTGCCTGGATCTCAGCGGAGATAGAAACAACGTCAGCCACCGGGGAGGTAACGTCATAGGAAGTCAGTTGGCCGTTAGCGATCACGGAGCGGGCTCCGGCGGTGGCACCTGCGGGGAGGACAGTGAACGTGTTGTCCTCCTGGCCGATCGCACCAGTAAGCACATCGTTGCTGGCCCCGGCGCTGGAGTCGAACAGGCCGCTGGTGGAGACGGTCCCGTCTGCCAGGCCCGTAATGTATGTCTTGTCGCTGTCCGCGAACGTGGTGGTTTCGGCGGTCTCGATGGTCCGGGTTTCGGTGGCCTCGTTCAGGAACGGGCTCATGTCCGTGCCATTCATGAGGACGACAGTGCGCTTACCGTGGCGGAACGTTGGCATTACTTATCTCCCTTGCTAGGAGACTGAGGCTCACGGGTCTTAGAAGTCTTAGGGGTGCCCTCGACCTCTTTAACGATGTTCTGGTCGATAAGCCAGGGCAGGCTCGAGGTGGGGATGTCGGAGATGATGTCTCCGGGCTCTGCCCGCTTCCCGGCATAGTCGATGCCGACCAGGACTTCGTATGTAGCCATCCCGCTCCTTGGGCACGCGGCAACCCCGCGCCCTGGGACCACGAGTGTCACGAGGAGCGGGGTCACGGTGGACACGTTGCTAAGGATAAGTCTACGCCATTGTGGACACGGGGAAAGAAAGTTTGCTGCCCCCCTTGACTCGTGCAGTCTCGCACTGCTACATTGGGATATGCGCAAGGGAGAGGGGACAGAGATGGACACGATCGGAACGCCGATAAGACTCCGCAAGGGCACCTGCTACGGGCAACCCGGCGTCTACTGGGCATGGAAGGTAGACGGGTACTTCGACCTCCACCACGCGCCCGAGGGCGTCTACCCTGACGGGTCCGAGGTGATCGTGGAGTTCCTCCCCACGCTGCAAGCCGCCCGCGAGTGGGCGCGAGAGGTAACCGACCTAGAGAAGAGGGGCTAACGCTATGGATCTCACCGAAACCCACACCACGCTCGGCCAGGTGGCCGCGGAACAGGCCATCCTCACTAATGACATGAAAGTGCTCCTGGACACCTACCCGCGCGAGACCCCGGTCATCGCCCGCCATCAAGTAACCATGTTCGGCAGGTTCCTCATGGGCCTGGAGATCCGAAATGCCTAGCCCCGGCAAGGCCTACAAGGACCCGCTCATGGCCCGCGGGATGTGCGCCATAAACGCCACGGACTTCTCCTCATCCATGCGGGGTTGGGGGCTTGTGCGGGTCACCGGGCTCACTTACCCCGGTCGGGAGCACTGGGCAAGCCTCTGCATCCTGAAGGATGACCTGTCCGAAATGATCGTGCGGGACGGCACGATGAGGCAGTTTGATCCCACTGTCCCGGCACCCTGGAAGGGGAACCTGGACGACTGGCTTGACGACATGAGCGAACACCTAAACGACTGGCTTCGGTATGAGTGCTTCCAGGATCCAGTAACGCGTGAGGTAGTGTTCGAGGACCAGTGGATCCGCGAGGACATTGAACCGGGAGACGTGAGGAACCTGTGGGGTTAGGGATGCGGGCTGGGCAAGTCACCCTTACCGGGTGCGACTGGCACGACTGCGACCACGAGGACATCCTTCTCGAAGAGGAGTTCGGAGTCTTCTGCATCTGCCACGCTGGGGACGACATGCTTCCTGAACTGCACTCCGGTGTTATGGCCGGGTGTGCGCATTGTGGGGCTAACACTGTCTGGCACACCGCGGAAGGGCTTGGCCTCCACGACCGCTGTCGCAAACGCTGGGCCGCTAACGGGCGCCCGGACGTATGGGAGGGTGGGGCGATGCCGTTGCACCCGTCACGGCCTCTCACGATTAACGGGCGGCGCCCACCGAAGCGGTGATTCTCATAACCTGGGCTTATGTTCCAGTTGTGAGAACTAGACCGCGGGCAGCACGATCCGTTATAGGTTCAGCCATTCGAGGCGGTCCATCGTCCAAGCCACCGTGCGCTCCAGGGAATCCTCCAGCGTCAGCGGTGCTCTCCACCCGGTTTCCGCGATCTTCGACCCGTCCAGGGCGTAACGGAGATCGTGGCCGGGCCTGGAAGAGTGGAAGTCGATCAGTTCGTACTTAAGAGGCTTGCCTGCGAACCGGGCGACCATCTCCGCCATCTCCAGGTTGTTCACTTCGCGCTCCCCGACAACATGGTATTTCGCTGGGGTGGGGGCGTCGCGATAGGTGGGGCTGTCGCAGTCCAGGACGTGAAGGAGGGCGTCGGCCTGGTTGCGGGCGTGGAGGTAGAAACGGGATCCGATCTCCCCGGAAGGGGACGCGTGGATCGGGACTGTCTGTTCGGTGAGGACGCGGCGTAGGGTCATGGGAACGAACTTCTCCGGGTCCTGCATCTCCCCGATGATGTTCATGGTGTTAGTGATGACCAGGGGAACATCGTAGGTGCGCCAGTAGGCGTAAGCGATAGATTCCTGCGCTGCCTTAGAAGCGGAGTACGGGTTCGAGGGGAAATACTGGTCTACCCATTCGCGGTGGGCGTGGCCGCGGCGCGCCGGGCCGTACACCTCATCCGTGGAGACGTGAAGGAACTTCCTGATGCTGGTGTTGCGGGCGTAGTCCAGCATGTCCGTAACGAGTGCGACGTTATTTTGGATGAACGGGCCGGGCTCTTCGATGGAGCGATCAACGTGCGATTCGGATGCCACGTTCAGGATGTATTCGACGCGGCCGATGTCGGCGGCAAGCACCGGGCTAATCGGGGCGGTGAGATCATGCGTCAGGACGCGGACGCGCTTGTAGTCTTCATCCAGTCCGGCGACGGCCAGCCGGATCCTGTCTGTTAATCCGCGGTGCCGGAATGAGGCTAGGCAGGTGACGCGCCAGTCCGTGTTAGTGAGAATGTGTCTGAGGACGTGGCTGCCTACGAAGCCGCTGGCCCCTGTGAGAAGTACGCGGGTCATGGTGCCCTCCTCGAGCGTTATGGGGATCCTACCGGGTGGGCGTTAGGTAACGGTGTAGGCGCGCTAGAAACTTTCTTCCGGGATGTGTTGACAGGTGCAGTCTGACCCTGCTAGGTTGGGGGTATCGGCAAGGAGCCGAGATGAGGAGGGGAAATGTACGAGATCCGCAAAGAAGCCAGTAAGGTCCGCTCGACAGTGCGCACCGGGGCCATGCAGCGAAGCAGCGGGGTCCGCTGGTATGTCTACCGTGACGGTCTAATGATGCGCCTGCCCCGCGTCACAGGCGCCGCCGGAGACGGTGGCTTCTTCACCATGACCGACGCCGAAGCGTATGTGAACCGCGTAGCCCGAAAGGTGCAGGCATGACCAC